GTTGATCGCTTTACTACTAACTGGTAACAGTCCGGGGGCCCTGCGAGGGCCCTTAGAACACGTTAAAAGCTAGTGAGTGTGGACACAACGGAAGCACATCGTGCTAAGTCCGTCAAGGTCCAGCCTCTTGTATCGCGTGCTAGTTGGTGATTCTAGGAATAGAAAAGTCATCTCGCACAACGTGCAAAACTAAATTCACAACCTAGCCGGGACAAGGAAGACCCGGTCTTCGTTCTCAACGTGGGTAAGATAGCAGCCCTTTGAGGAGTCATTGGAGGAGTCGTTCTATACCGATCTAACGATCAGTACAGAGTGACGCAAACCATGGCTACCCTTCTCGAGGGTATTCACGGCCTGGCCACCCTACTCGATCAAATGAATAGGGAAAGGCAGGTAGCGAGTCCAATAAAACAGTAAAATTAAATTTTAACATGCTTTATCTTTCTCGTTCCTTTTCATCATCTTTTGTCCTTCGACAGGATAAATTCCTCATCGGTGGTACCGAGATGACGCGGGAGCAAATCTTAGCGATTCGCCCGGCACTGCGTGCCGTCGCGCACTGGCTAGTTTTAGTTGACTGGGATCTCTGGGAGTCACGGCAATTTGTTGTCGTGGATCCTTTTGCTCCAATCAGTCTTCTATACCTAAACCAGGCAGACTACCTATCACTAGGTAGAACCTGCGTTTCTAACGATATGCACCTGATGGTTATCGCCACTCCTTCCTCGCAACGTCCTCAAACTGTCGGAAGTAAAACCGATGTTATCGGTTCTACTACTTCTTCTCAAAATTCCCCCCTTCCGGTGGGATTTGAGTCGAAGTGGTCAAAGTTGAGTAAAGTAAGTTGGAAAACTTTTCTAGACTTTCGAGCGAAAGTCCGGTCAAGCGTTCCTACTGTTACTGGATCAACTATGGTCTCCGAGACAGCCGATTCAGTTGTCCGGACTGTGTTCTTGTGGGGGCGTGAGCTCCTACACTACACAGAAGTGAAGAATTCGGGAGGTTTCCACGAATTGCTTACCCCTGTGGCTCGACAACTCCAAGTCCTCATTAAGCATAATGGGCAGATGGGCGCTATAAAGCATCTAAAAGTTGCTTTATTCGTCCTCTACTCATTTATGTCAGGAAACCCTATCAAAAGTAGCGTTCCCTTAGGGTGGGGTATTCGACTAACGCGCGGTCTTCCCTCGTACTGGCCGAGAGCGTTGAGAGATATGGTTCGGAGTAACAATCTCCCCGTGATACGGGTTATTGCCTCCTTACTAAACCTATACCGAGCTATGGATGCGAAGCATCCGGAGCTTAGTGTAGGATCAATCATCGCACCTCATCCAATACTTGATGAAAACCAAACGTTTATCGAGTACCAGAAATTTTGTTCGGAGATTTTCCCCAAACTAATTTCTTCTCATTTCTTGGGTGGCAAGCTGCCGCCGTTTGAGTATGAGAGTGCCCTAGGGTTACTGGTCAGATCGGCTGGGGCCAATTTATCAGGTCCCTCCACTGCTAGTGCTCTGTTAGATGCACATGCATGGAAGGATTCACCCCGGAACTATGTTCTGGAGTGGTTCCGACTTCACAAGGATCACCTTATGGCCCAAATTCTAGAAGCGATATCTATCGAGAATTTCTCGGTGGATTCAATTCTTGAAGATGGGGCAGGACTGTCAACCGACTGTCCGGCGTCTGGAGGCCTCACGGCCAACGGACTATTAATGGCAATGCGAGTGACGAAGGCCACTGGTTTATTGGGACGGCCGATCCTGTCCAGGCTACATGCGATAGATGAACCTGCTGGAAAGGTCCGAGTCGTGGCGATCTGCGATTATTGGACCCAAGCTGCTCTCAAACCTGTGCACGAGCATCTCTTCACCTTACTCAAAGGGATTGCGTCTAATGACGCTACCTTCGATCAGGATGGAGTTGTTCAAGCATATTTCCAACGTGGACTTCGTCCGCATTGGTCTTTCGATTTGAAAACAGCAACAGATTCAATCCCACTAAGACTTTATAAAGAGGTCTTAGTTCCTTTTCTTTCGTCGAAAGATGAGGATCCTAGCGTCGCTAAGGAGAGAGTGGACCTGTGGGCCTCAATTCTCACAGACCGTGACTTTTACCTTCCAGTTAAGAAGGGCGACGTAACACCAAAGGCGGTTCGGTATGGGACCGGACAACCGATGGGTGCTCTGTCTTCTTGGG